ATACGAGCCGTTCGACCATCAGAAAACAACCGCGTCCTTCTTAACGATGAACCGTAGAGCGTTCTGCTTTAATGAGCAGGGCACTGGTAAAACAGGTTCAGCTATCTGGGCATCTGACTTTTTAATAAAAGAGAAGTTAATACGCAGAGTACTTGTTATATGCCCACTATCTATTATGGATTCGGCATGGCGTAACGACTTATTTAACTTCGCTATGCACCGCTCAGTAGACATAGCCTATGGTGCCCGTAAGAAACGAGCCGAAATAATTAGTGGCGATGCTGAATATGTAATCATTAACTATGATGGTGTTGAGATAGTACGGGAAGAAATAATAAATGGCGGGTTCGATTTAATAATTGTCGATGAAGCTAACCATTATAAGAACGCGCAATCCAAACGTTGGAAAACTTTAAACGCTATCCTAACTCCTGATACGTGGTTATGGATGATGACGGGGACACCGGCTGCACAATCCCCCGTAGACGCATTTGGTATAGCCAAGTTGGTAAACCCAAAATCAGTGCCGAGATTCTTTGGGGCTTTCCGTGAGATGGTTATGTACAAAGTGACTAACTTTAAATGGGCACCCAAAGCTAATGCCACAGACATAGTGTTTAATTGCCTACAACCTGCAATACGTTTTACTAAAGAGCAATGCTTAGACCTACCCGAAATGACATACTCAAAGCGGGAAATAGAATTAAGTCCTCAACAAAAGAAATACTATAAAGAGTTGAAGAATGAAATGGTATCCGTCGCGGCTGGGGAGCAGATAACCGCAGTTAACGCGGCTGTTAACATGAACAAACTATTACAGATTTCCTGTGGTGCTGTGTATACGGATACAGGGGAGACAGTAGAGTTTGATATAAAGAACCGATACAAGGTACTGAAAGAAGTAATCGACGAGTCCAGTCAGAAAGTACTTATATTTGTACCGTTTAGGCACGTTATAGATATATTAGCCGACAAGCTAAACAAAGACGGGGTATCTAACGCAATCATCCGAGGGGATGTATCTGCTGGAAAACGTACTGAGATATTTAAAAAGTTTCAAGACACTGAAGACCCTCAAGTGCTAATCATACAACCACAATCAGCGTCGCATGGTGTAACGCTCACTGCCGCAAATACTATCGTATGGTGGGGGCCAACATCTTCATTAGAAACATACGCACAGGCTAACGCTAGGGTTCACCGTTCGGGACAGAAACATCCATGTACTGTAATTCAATTGCAAGGATCGGCAGTAGAGAAACGGATATACGCTCTTCTTGATGGAAGAATAGACGTACATTCAAAAATGATAGATTTATATAACGATATACTTGAAATATAAACTAAACTGCACTATATTACAAAAAACATAAACAAACCAATAATAACAAGGAGTGATGATATGTCTGATACTAAACCAGACTTAAATAAACTTGTCTCCGTGTACCTAAAGATACGGGATAAGAAAGCTGAAATAACCGGTGAACTCAATAGCAAGATAGAGGAACTGGACACCAAATTAAAACTTATAAGTAGTGCCCTGCTAGAACACTGTAAGGAAGGTAATGTCGAATCCGTCCGTACAGAAGCTGGCACCTTCTACCGCTCGACCAGAACTAAGTACTGGACTGGTGACTGGGAGGCTATGAGTAAGTTTATAGTCAAACATGATGCCGTTGACCTAATGGAAAAACGTCTCCATCAGGGTAACATGCGCACATTTTTAGAAGAAAATCCCGAAGTGCTACCGCCGGGGTTAAACGTGGATAGCGAATACACTGTAACCGTAAGGAGAAAAAAATGAACGACGCCTATGTACCTATAGACGACTTAGCAAAACACCTTTGTGTGAAGGTTAGTACCGTAAGATCGTGGGTTCAGAAACGATATATTCCAGAGAACACCTACATAAAGGTTGGGAGTACATACCGTTTCAACATACCTGCTGTAGTAGCTGGCCTGAAAGGGGAAAAAGTTGAGAACTCAATCAGTGACGATATTAAAGATATAGTAGATGAGTTTGAAGACGCCGTAACAGAACCATTAACAGAACAACTAAACTTTGACTTTGATGAGGATGATGACCTATGACTACCGATGTAACTTTATTTGACAGTATGCCTGATGAATATAAAGACCTTCTGGCGCAACTAGAACCTGAGAATACCGGTAGCCCTAGTACCGGTGGTATTAAACGACTAAGTATTCGTGGTGGTGTGTTCCGCAAAGTAGTAAGCGGGCAGGAAGTTGCCGAATTAGAACAGCGTAGCATTAACGTGATTATCGTTAAGACCGCCCCTATTTCTAGAACCTACTACGCTGGTCAGTACGTTGCCGGTCAGAGTTCTCCCCCTACCTGTTGGTCAGGTGACACTAGCACTGGGAAGCCTTCGGATGAGGTTGTAGCAAGCGACCGTCAGTCAGCTACTTGTTTTGATTGTCCTCAGAACATAAAAGGTTCTGGCATGGGTGAGAGCCGTGCGTGTAGATATAACCAACGTCTTGCGGTACTTATTGCCGATCAGGATGGTACGGTTAAAAACAATGAGGTGTTTCAGCTTATCCTACCAGCCACCAGCGTATTCGGTGACGATAAGAAAAGGCTAGGACTTCAGAGTTATGCGCGATTCTTAAACTCTCAGAAAGCTCCACTTGCATCGGTTATTACAGAGATACGTTTTGATACAGATAGCAGTACGCCTAAACTGTGTTTCAAACCTGTCCGTCCTGTAACACAGGATGAATTGAAGATGACATTAGACCTCCAAAAAGATACAGAAGTACTTAAGTTGGTAACAATGTCAGTAAAACCGAAACAAGATACTAGCGTTCCACAACTAAGTAGTGATAAAGTGGCAACCCCCACCCCGTTATTCCCCCAGCCTGATGCTGAGGAAGAAGTTAAGGTGGATGAGCCTATTGAGGAGCCAGTAGTAAAGAAATCTAAAAAGGCGAAGGCTGAATCAGCCCCTCAAGTTGATCTCGCTAGTTTACTGGATGAGTTCGACGATTAATTAAAATTTGGTATGGGCGTCCTAGTGGCGCCCGTATCTCTCAAATACGTGGATGAGATATGGAAACTAAGCAATTTCTCAGTAACGTGTTGAGTGATGAAGGCTATTACTGCGTAGTAGGAATAAAGAATAATAAGACAGTACAAAAATTCTACGACTCGCTAGAATCTCTGGCGGAATCAGCAGTTAACTTAGATACAGAAGGATACGACGCATACTTTGCTTTAGGTACGTTTGTTGAGTGTACTAGCCGAAAGGCCGATAACGTACAACAACTAAAAGCATTGTTTCTCGACCTAGACTGTGGAACAGGTAAGCCATACGCAACCCAACACGATGCTCTTATAGCCCTACGGGGATTCTATAAGAAGTATGACCTCCCAAAACCAACCAGCGTAGTAAACTCTGGACGTGGTATACATGTATATTGGACGTTGACTCGCCCCTACTCTAGAGAGGATTGGCTTCCAGTAGCGGAACGGTTAAAAGCGGCTTGTATCGAATACGGACTTGAGGCTGACCCAGTTGTCACCGCTGATGCCGCACGAATACTACGCGTACCGAACACACATAATTTTAAATCGGAACCTGCATTAGACGTTAAAGTCTTAAGAATGGCAGAGCAACATGTAGACCTAGACAGCTTTGCCGCAAATCTACCCGAAACATTGATACCAGTACCCTCTGCCCGCACCTTTACTGATGAAGATAGTAAGGATATGGCGGCGGCGTTGGGGGAAGAAAAATACAGGAAGGTATTCTTAAAAGTCGCTAAAGCCTCTCTCAGTGGGGGAGGATGCAAACAAATACGTAGGGCATTCCTTGAACCCGATTCGGTTTCTTATGGGGATTGGCTACATGTACTGTCCATAGCGAAACATTGTGAGGATGGAGCGCAAGCTATACACGTAGTGTCAAAGGGGTACACCGGCTACGACCCAGTAGAAACGGAAAAGATAGCATCATCTATTGATACCCCCCATCTATGTATGACGTTTGAGAAAGACAACCCAAGCGGTTGTGAAGGGTGCCCCCATAAAGGGAAGATACGAACACCCATTAAGTTATGTATGGAAGCAAAGGAAGCCGAATCCAATACGGTAGAGGTGCCGGTAGAAGCCCCGAAACCAATGGCTGAAGGGGAAGAAGCGGCGGTAGAGGAACCCGTATCAACTAAAACCATAAACATACCGGAGTACCCGCACCCGTATTTTCGCGGTGTTAACGGTGGGGTGTGGAGACGCGTTACTGATAAAGACGGTAATACGGATGAGATTTTAATATACCAAAGAGATCTCTACCCGGTAAAACGTATGCGAGACCCTATCTCCGGCCCTTGTTATGAGTTTGAACACCACACTGCACGGGAGGGTGTGGCGACGTTTGTAGCTAGTAACATACAACTATCTGGTAAAGAAGAATTCCGTAAGGTTATGGCTATGAACGATATATTCGTATTAAGCAAACAGGCGGACGAACTTATGCAATATATAGCTGTATGGCTAGAAAAAATGAGGAAGTCAGTACCCTTCATACACGTTAGAACCCAATTCGGGTGGACAGAGAAGCGAAAATCTTTTGTTATCGGGGACAGAGAAGTATTTGCCGATAAGATAGAGCCGAATCCCCCCGGTGGGCGTACTGCACAGTATTTTCCTCATTTTGAGAAAGCTGGGACACTCGAAGGTTGGAAGAAAGTAATTAAGTTTTATGATAAGCCGGGGTTTGAAGAACATCAATTTATGTTTGGTTTAAGTTTTGGCTCTCCACTGATGGATATGGTACCCAATGTAGCTGGTGGTATATTTCACGCAATGAGTAGTGAAACAGGTCATGGTAAGACAACGGGTATGTGGGGTGGCGCTTCCGTATGGGGGAACCATAAGAGGCTCGTGTTGCACGGTAAAGACACTCCTAATTCTGCGTGGAACCGTGCGGAAATATACAAAAATATAGTCCTGTATATCGACGAGGTTTCAAACTACAAAGCCGCTGATGCTAGTGATTTTGTCTATGCTATATCTGATGGTGAGCAACGTAATCGACTAAGTTCGAAAGGGGAAAACCTTGAGCGTTACAGAGGTGAGGAGTGGAGTTTAAATTGTGGTACCTCTGGAAACGGAGGACTGTTAGAGACAATAAGTCAGTTCAGGGAAAACCCGAAAGGGGAAGCAGGGCGTGTTATAGAAGCTAACATAGAGCAGAGGCTTTTTGGTTCCGAAGGTGCGTTACAAGCGAATACCCTAAACGAAGATTTATCTAACAACTACGGACATGCTGGGGAAGTTTACATACAACATGTCCTACAGAACTACGTTACGGTACAGAAACTTCTAACTCAGGTACGAAAGGAGATAATTGTAAAGGCAGGACTAGAAGCCCAGCATAGGCACCACGCGGCTATGGCTTCTACAACTTACACTGGGTTATTGATAGCCAAACAGATAGGCTTGATAGATTGGGACTTAGACGGATTATATTCTTGGATTTTGGAAAAATTAAAAACTACACGAGAGGGTCTAACAGATATGACTATAGATATACGCGATCTTATATCTCAGTTTTACGCTGACCACCCACGCGGTATCTTACGAATTAAAAGCGATTCCGGTATGGATGAGGACATGCAGAATATACTACCCGCTGATAGTACACCTATGTTCCAGTGGGTTGCTAGGCACGAGTACGACATTGATAAGCTCTACATACTGCCTTCTAAACTTAAAGAGTGGTGTGTTAGGCGGGGGCATCACTACCACGCAATACGTCAATTAGTTTTCAAAGAAATGCGGGGTAAGCCAAATAAGATACGCTTCGGTAGGGGGACTAAACTTAAAGTAGACTCTATGAATGTAATCGAATTGTATTGGGCAGACGCTGGAGATAGAAATGACGAGGGTGATGCTGACTGATATATCGCCGGACGGGGTGCGGATAGTTATAGATTGGAGTAAGTTTTTACCCGGAACATCCGTATTTATCCCCGCTATAAACACGAATAAAGCGGTGGATCACCTACTCAAAGCCGCTAGAATCGACAAGGAGGACATAACTAAACGTGTTGGTATAGAAAACGGTAAATATGGAGTTAGAGTATGGAGGATGAAATAATACGGGATTGGATGGGATTGGATGGGATTGGACAACTATTTAAACCCTACATGTAGTAGTATCCCGTAAGATTTGATACCATATAGGCTCATCATTCTCCTTGAGAGATACTTAGCCCCCTTCATTGGGGGCTTTTTTTATGTAGTATCTTCTAGACGTTGG